TTATGTGGATGAAGTTGTCGAACAGAAGAAAAGGATTTATTACTGATGGTTAAAGTTCCGTTAATGATAGCAAAGCCAGTGCTAAAAAAATTTAGAAAAGAAATTGAAAAAAGAAATAAGGCTAGTAAAGATTTTAATAAAAAAAACAAAAAAAATAGTTTTAAAGATGTAAACAAAGCACAACAAAGACTCGATTCTGCGAAAGAATATACACAAGGTGTTATTCAAACAATAAAAAATAAACTACCTCCTTCTGCTGTAAAAATGGTTAAAAAAGGTTTTGATGAAGTTGTTAAAAGAAGAAAAGAGTTTAGAGATGCTGTTGCTGAATCAACAACTAAAAAACTTACGGGCAGAAAACCAAACTTCAAAGGTGGTCTAATTAGAAAACCTAAGCTAGCTAAGAAAGGCTATTAATGGACTACGGCAAGAAGTACATGGCCAATGCTGATAAAGCAACCCAACAAAAATTTAATGAGATTGTAAAAGATTTAAGAGTAGACATGTCTTTAGAGTCTGCGGTAAGCGAAGCATTAAGACAGATGAGAGAAATGAGACAAGGTAAAAAAGGCGGTGGTATGATTGATAAACCACTTGGTTCAGGAGGTGTGAAATCTGGCCCACCACCAAAATCAGGACCTAACCCACAGGGGTTGAAAGTTCCTTTAAAACAAGTTAGAAGCTAACATTGGAGAAATTTTAAATGGCAGATATAGATAAGTCCCTTCCTAATGAACTTAGAACAGAAGTAGAGATACCAGCTGAGGAAGAAGTTGTAGAAGAGGAAGTAGTAGAACAAGGTCCCGTAGAAGTTATACCTGAAGAGGATGGTGGAGTTACATTAGACTTTGAACCAGGAGCAATCAATGTTCCAGGAACCGAGAATCATTTTGATAACTTAGCTGACATTTTACCTGAAGATATTTTAGAACCAATCGGAAACGAAATGGTTGACAACTACATGGAATATAAAAATTCCAGAAAAGATTGGGAACAAACTTATATTCAAGGTTTAGATCTTTTAGGATTTAAATATGAAAATAGAACTGAACCTTTCCAAGGAGCAAGTGGTGCAACTCATCCTGTACTTGCTGAAGCAGTCACACAATTTCAAGCACAAGCTTACAAAGAATTATTACCTGCAGAAGGACCTGTAAGAACAGATATTATCGGAGTGGATTCTCCACCTGTTCAACAACAGTCTCAACGGGTTAAAGATTATATGAATTATCTTTTAATGGATCAAATGGAAGAATATGAACCTGAGTTCGATCAAATGTTATTTCATTTACCACTAGCTGGTTCGACGTTTAAAAAAATATACTATGACCAGTTATTAGGGAGAGCAGTGAGTAAATTTATTCCTGCTGAGGATTTGATTGTTCCGTACACGGCTACCTCATTAGACGAAGCGGAATCAATCATCCACTCTTTAAAAATTTCTGAAAACGATTTAAGAAAATCACAAGTCAGTGGTTTCTATTCTGATGTAGAACTTGGTCCTCCAGGTGTCGACAACAATGATGAATTAACAAAGAAGGAAAGAGAAATTTCTGGAACTAAAAAAACAGGTAAGCAAGAAGATGTTTACAATGTTTTAGAGTGTCATGTTAATTTAGACTTAGAAGGTTTTGAAGATATCGGTGCAGATGGTGAGCCAACAGGAATTAAACTTCCATATATTGTAACGGTTGAAGAAGCATCAAGAAAAATTTTATCGATTAAAAGAAACTATGCACCTGATGATATTAAGAAAAAGAAAATTTCTTATTTTGTTCATTTCAAATTTTTACCAGGTCTAGGTTTTTATGGTTTTGGTTTAATCCACATGATTGGTGGATTAAGTAGAACTGCAACTGCAGCTTTAAGACAATTACTAGATGCAGGAACTTTATCTAATTTACCTGCTGGATTCAAGCAACGTGGTGTTAGAGTAAGAGATGAAGCGTCACCAATTCAACCAGGTGAATTCAAAGATGTAGATGCACCAGGTGGATCATTAAGAGATGCATTCTTTCCACTACCTTACAAGGAACCTTCTCAGACATTATTGTCATTAATGGGAATTGTTGTTGGTGCGGGTCAAAGATTTGCAGCCATTGCTGATATGCAAGTCGGAGATGGAAATCAAGGCGCAGCCGTTGGAACAACTATTGCTCTTTTAGAACGTGGTTCAAGAGTCATGAGTGCAATCCATAAACGATTGTACGCGGCAATGAAAAAAGAATTTAGATTACTTGGAAAAGTTATTTCTCAATACTTACCACCTGAATATCCATACGACGTGGTTGGAGGAGCTAGAACTATTAAACAATTAGATTTTGACGATAGAATAGATATTATTCCTGTTGCAGATCCAAATATATTTTCTCAGTCACAAAGAATTACAATGGCACAAACAGAATTACAATTGGCGCAATCGAATCCACAGATTCATAATTTATATAATGCATACAGAAAAATGTATGAAGCAATTGGAGTGAAAGATGTTAATCAAATATTACCTCCACCTGCTCCAGTTCAACCTGTTGATCCAAGTGTCGAGCATATTAATGCATTAAACGCGAAACCTTTCCAAGCTTTCCCTGGTCAAGATCATAGAGCACACATCACAGCGCATTTAAACTTTATGTCAACTAACATGGTTAGAAATAATCCTGTGGTTATGGCTTCAATTCAAAAAAACATTCTTGAACACATATCAATCATGGCCCAAGAACAAGTACAAATTGAATTCAGAGAGCAAATGATGCAGATGCAAGTGCTACAACAGCAAGCACCAACCAATCCACAGTCAGCACAATTGCTACAACAGATAATGCAGACGATTGAAGCTAGAAAAGCGGTGTTGATTGCTGAAATGACAGAAGATTTTATGAAGGAAGAGAACAAAATCACATCACAATTTGATTCAGATCCACTTTTAAAACTAAAATCTAGAGAAGTTGATCTACGAGCCATGGAAAATGAACGTAAAAAACAAAATGATGAGGCTCAACAAGAACTTGCAAGAGCAAGATTGCTACAATCTAGAGATTTAGCGGAAGATAAGCTTGAACAAAACGAAGATTTAGCTAAATTAAGAGCTGGAGTTAGCCTTGCTAAGTCTGGTGTACAACAAATGTCTGTTATTGACGAAAATTAATGGTATATTAGTTTAACAAAAGGTAAAACATTATGATGAACTATAAAAAAGCAAAACAGATGGCAGTTCCAAGTCAAAATGTAGAGATAGATCCTAGATCTAAGACTACAGCTGACGGTACTTACAACTATATTCCTACAGGAGACAAGGAAAAAGTTAGAGGTACTAAAAGAATGCTATCTAATAAAAAGAAAACTGCTACTTGGTACTAAATTATGTGGTTATCGGCAATTAAATTAGCCGTTTCTGCTGGAAGTAAAATTTATGCTAACAAGCAGAAGACGAAAATGGCGATGTCAGAGGCACAACTCATGCACGCTACAAAAATGGCCCAAGGCCAGGAAGCTTACCAAGGCAAATTATTAGAAGCAAGGCAATCGGACTGGAAGGACGAGGCGGTCCTTGTAATATTAAGCACGCCCGTGTTAATTTTGGCGTGGGCAGTCATATCGGATGACCCGACAGCGATGGACAAGGTAAAATTGTTCTTCGAGATGTTCTCGCAGCTCCCGTCATGGTTCACTAATTTATGGATCCTTGTCGTGGCGAGTATTTATGGTATAAAGGGAACGCAAATTTTTAGAAACGGAGGAAATAAAAATGGCAAATAGATTATATAACAAACAAGTTACACCTAAAGGTTATAAAGCTGGTGGAAAAGTTTTAAAAGAAGTTCCAGCTGATAAAAAGGGTTTAAAAAAACTACCTACTAAAGTCAGAAACAAAATGGGCTTTATGAAAAAAGGTGGAAAAGTAAATGGCTAAACTTTGTGCCAAAGGAAAAGCCGCAGCTAAAAGAAAGTTTAAAGTATATCCATCTGCATATGCTAATATGTATGCATCAGGAGTATGTTCAGGTAAGATAACACCTGGTGGAAAGAAAAGAAAAAAGATGATGGGTGGTGGAAGAATGATGCCTGATAGAGTTATGTTAAAATCA